TCTGTAGCAGGTCAACTGTACAGCAATTCAGGTGTTGTAACTGTCTCCGCAGGATAAGGAGATAGATCATGGCTGGTCCAGTAACAGCATATAATTGGGTTCAAGGAACCTCGGCGGCGATTGTCGGTCCAACTCGGTCACGGCTTCGTCAAGTGGTTATTTATGCCGCCGCAGCGGGAGCGTTTACTATAAAGAACGGTGACGCTAGTGGAGATGTTTTGCTTACGCAGACGTTTCCCGCAGGTCATCATGTTATGAACATTCCGGATGATGGTATTATTGCCAGCGCGGGGGTGTACATAGCTGCGTTCACGGGCTCGGCAAACCAACTGACAATTATTTTGTCGTAGGGGGTCCTGTGGCTTACGATATCCGTTCTATTACACAGGTCGGAACCTCGGAGCCGTTTGAGCTTCAGGTGTCTCGGGGTCAAATCCCCGGGCACTACCGCGTATATAAGTTCGGTTTCAACGCTCTTATCAACGAGACAGAAGAAACCATTTGGGAGGTTGGCGCACTATATGCTTACCCGTCGGCTGCGGTAAAAATGACCGCGACAAGTACAGATAGTGCTAATGACGAGGACGTTCAGGTAACAATCCAAGGTTTGGACGCGGACTACAACCAAATCTCCGAGACAGTGACCTTGAATGGCAGCGGCACTCAGGAAACCAATTCTTTCTTCTTGCGTGTGTTCAGAGCCTTTATCGAAGGCTCTCAGGAGCCCTCTGGCACGATAAACATCACCAACACTGGAACAACGTATGCTCGTATAACGCTGGGGGAGAATCAAACTCTCATGTGTGTATGGACGGTTCCCGCTGGATATACGGCATATCTTTTTCAAAAAGACGTTACTTGTCTTACTGAGGCGAACAACAAGTTCGGAACTATTAGCTTGGTTGCGAGAAAGTCGGGGGGAGTGTTTAGAACTCAGGACAAGTTCTCTGTTCAAAACGGGCACACTGAAATATCTTACTCAACTCCTCTGCCGATCTCAGAGAAAACTGACGTAGAGGTTCGTGCCGTAGGCAGCAGTTCTAACTCTGGATTGCATGTTTCGGCTGCACTTGACATCGTATACATTCGGAACGCGGGACCACTCTGATGGCTAAGATCGACAAAGATAAGATGAAATGCAACAAACCCAAGCGTCAGGTTTCTGGCGGCAAGAAGTTTGTTGTAAAGGCATGTGATAAAGGCAAAGAAAAGATCGTCAGATTTGGCGATGCCAAGATGACGATTAAGAAATCAAATCCTAAGCGTAGGAAATCGTTCCGGGCTAGGCATGGTTGTGACACAAAAAAGTTGGACAAACTTACGGCCCGTTACTGGTCGTGCAAGATGTGGTAGCGTGATGAAAGTGAACTTTTCGGATATAACATCGATTATTGTAGTTGGCCTCTTAGGTTGGGGATCAACTCAACTCTATGCGATGAAGTCTGATTTAGCTGTCGTGTCTTATCGGGTTGAGGAAAACTATAAGATGATAAAGCCCATGTGGCAGGATTTTTTAGTGAGGCAGGCTAACTATGATAAGTCGTGGACAAATGTCGTTCCAAATATCCACACCACCGGAGGGACGGAGTAATGGCAAAGAAAAAGAAAAAGCTCGACGCTTGCGCAAAAAAGGTCAAGGCGAGATACAAGGTTTGGCCCTCGGCTTACGCAAGCGGAGCGGTAGCCAAGTGTCGAAAAGTGGGAGCCGCCAACTGGGGAAACTCTACTAAGAAAGCGGCTACTGGTGGTTTGATGACGGCGGTTGATAACCCAAAGCGCCCTGCTCGTAATAGGTATCGCGGCGGTGGAATCGTTGCTTCTGGTTGTGGTTGCGTCGAGGAGAGCAGGCGGAAAAGTACGAGGACGTACTGATGGCGGAAAAGAACTCATTGCGAAAATGGTTCTCCCAAAACAAAGGGAAGGGCTGGGTTGATTGTAAAACGGGAAAGCCGTGTGGCCGCAAGAAAGGCGAAAAGCGCAAGAGTTACCCCGCATGTCGGCCTACGATGGCACAATGTACGTCTGCTGCAAAGAAGAAGAAGTCTTCTAAGCGGATTAGTTGGAAGAACAAAAAAGCCAATGGTGGTTTGGTGAGAGTATTTTGATAAGCAAAAGGAGTATGCTATGAAGGATCTAAGCGGAGACGGAAAAGTTACTAAAAAAGATGTGTTGATTGGTCGTGGTGTCATCGAAAAGAAGAACGGCGGCATGGTCAAGAAAGGCTACATGGGCGGCGGCATGGTCAAGAAAGGCTACAAGAACGGTGGTTGTGTAATGGCTGGTCGTGGTGTTCGTAATACTCAAATGGTGTAAATAATGGCAACTTCAGGTTCAAGAGACTTTAACCTTGATGTCGGTGAGATAATCGAGGAGGCGTTTGAGCGGTGCGGGCTGGAGGTTCGCACTGGTTATGATGCTCGGACGGCGCGTCGGTCTTTGAACCTGATGTTTGCGGAATGGGCAAACCGTGGCATTAACATGTGGACTGTGGAGCAGGGCACGATAACCCTTACCCAAGGTCAGGCTCAGGAGACATTGTTGCCTGATGTTGTTGATGTGTTGGAGATTGTGCTTCGTCGGGGCAACACTGACTATGAGGTGGAGCGTATTAGTCGAGGGGACTATGTTACTCTGCCGAATAAGACTACACAGGGTCGCCCTAGCCAGTTCTGGTTTAATCGTCAGATTAGTCCCGTAATTAATCTTTGGGCTGTTCCGGAGAACTCTACGGATCAAATCATTTACTACTATGTGCAGCGGATTGAGGACGCGGATACTCTTGTCAACACTACTGACATGCCTTTTAGGTTTTATCCTTGTATGGTTGCTGGTCTTGCTTACTATCTTGCGATGAAGCGAGCGCCTGATCGGATCCAGCTTTTAAAATCGGTGTATGAGGAAGAGTTCCAACGTGCAGCGGATGAAGATGAGGATCGGGTTCCGTTGAAGTTGCAGCCTAGCATGAGATACTTGAGGGTATAATGGCATACGCTTCGGGCAAACACGCATGGGGGATATCGGACAGGTCGGGCCGTCGTTACCGTCTTCGGGAAATGAAGGTGGAGTGGACAGGTGCGAAGGTTGGTCCTGATGAGTTTGAGCCTAAGCACCCTCAGTTGTTTCCTCCGAAGGCGTCTCCTGATCCGCAGGCGTTACGCAATCCCAGACCGGAAAGCGGCTTGACCGAGCAAAGGGCTACACAATACGGGTGGAATCCTGTAGGATTTAACGAGATTGAGGGACTGTCGCCGCCGAATAATTTAGTGGCTATAGGTTCAGTGGGCACGGTAACGGTGACAACATGACAATGACATATGGTGAACTGAAGCAAGCCGTTCAGGACTATACCGAAAATGACGAGACGACTTTTGTGAACAACATTCCGTTGTTCATACGGTTGACGGAAGAGCGTATACTTAAAAGTGTGCAGTTAAATCTGTTTCAAAAGAATCAGTTTGGCAACATGACGACAGGGAATCAGTATCTAGCTGCGCCTACGGACTTTTTAGCTCCGTTTTCATTAAGTATAGATGTTGGCGGCGATGCGGAATTTTTGTTGTTTAAGGATTTAGACTTTGTTCAGACGTATACGCCAGACCCGACGACAAAGGGACAGCCAAAATACTATGCTCAATTTGACGTTGACAACTTTATTTTGGCTCCAAGCCCTGACGCTAACTACACTGTAGACATACATTATTTGTATCGACCAACGTCTTTGACAGCGGGTGCGGATAGCGGAACAAGTTGGTTGAGTGAAAACGCCGAGATTTCGTTATTGTATGGTTCTTTAATTGAGGCGTATACGTTTATGAAAGGTGATCCTAATCTTATGCAGATGTATAATCAAAGGTATATGGAAGGGATTTCTCGTTTGAAAAACTTGGGAGAGGCACAAGAAACTATGGACGAATATCGCTACGGTACGATCAGGAAACCTAGATCATGATACCGCAATTAGAGATGACAAACGATTTTGGCATTGAGGTACACACCACTCAAGGCCGGGGATTTTCTCCTGAAGAAGTCGCAGAGCGGTGTGCGGATAAAATTATTTCTGTTTCTGAGGAAGCGCACCCAGCGATACAGGCTCAAGCACATGCTTTTAAAAAGCGGATTGTTAAGCTCGTAGAGTTTTATTTACGGGAAGCTATCAAAAGTGACAGAACTACGGTATATAATGCAATTACAGACGCAGGGCACCCAGAACTTGCGGAACTTATAAGGAGACTGTGATATGGCCTTTAGCGGCAATTTTATGTGCACCTCATTCAAGAAAGAACTCTTGTATGGTGCCCACGACTTAGCGAACGGTGCGGATACACTGAAGCTAGCGTTGTACACAAACAGCGCATCTTTTAACGCGGCAACTACTGCGTATACCACCTCTAACGAAGTTAGTGGAACGGGTTATAGCGCAGGCGGCGGAACGCTTACAAACGTGGACCCTACTTCTTCGAGCACGACAGCGTTGACAGATTTTTCTGATCTGACCTTTTCGACTGCGACGATAACTGCTCGTGGTGCGTTGATCTACAACACCACTCCAAACACGACTTCGATTTCTTTGACGAATCCGACAGTCGTTGTGTTGGATTTCGGTGGAGACAAAACGTCTACAGCGGGTGATTTCACAATCGTCTTCCCAACTGCTGATTCGAGTAACGCTATTATTCGCATAGCCTAAACCATTTAGGCGACCGAAATGGCACTTATTGCAGGTTGGGGTCGAGGCACATGGTCTGAAGGGGCTTGGAGTAGCCCTCTTCCTGTAACAGTTACGGGTGTATCTGCTACAGGACAGGTCGGATCGGTAACGGTAGCGGGCGCAAGTGATGTGCCTGTTACTGGAGTCGAGGCCACAGGAAATGTTGGCTCTGTTTCTATAACAACAGAAGCGAATGTTTTCCCAACAGGTGTATCTGCTACGGGTCAGGTTGGAACTGCGGCTGCTTCGGCGGCTGCGAATGTTTCTGTTACGGGCGTTTTCTCCACAGGAGGTGTCGGATCTGTTTCTGTTACGGCGGATGCGGGCGTTTCTGTTACGGGTGTTTTCTCCACAGGAGGTGTTGGCTCGGTCACTGTAGTTGGTGCTGCGGGCGTTTCTGTTACGGGCGTATCTTCTACGGGAGGTGTTGGCTCTGCTACTGTTATTGGGGATGCTTCGGTATCTCCAACGGGTCTGGCGGGTACAGGACAAGTTGGCTCCGCTACAGTTGCAGCTAACGCTAATGTATCGGTTACAGGGCTCGCGGCTACTGGTCAGGTAGGAACTGCGCAGGCTACTGGTCAGGGCATAGTTCCTGTTACAGGCTTAGAAGCAACAGGTGGAGTCGGCACTGTTACTGTTACGGCGGTAGCCATCACCGACGTTACGGGTCTTTCGGCCACTGGAGTTGTGGGCGCAGTTACTGCGGCGGCTGCGGCGGATGTTTCCGTTACGGGCGTTTCGGCAACGGGACAAGTTGGTCAGGCGGGGGTTTTACAAGGTGTAGCCGTTCCGGTTACGGGCGTGGCGGGCACAGGTCAGGTTGGTGACGCCACCGCATCCATTAGCATTGACGCGGTTGTTACGGGTGTATCGGCCACCGCAGGCAGTGGTTCGGTTACGGTAGTTGCAAAAGCCGACATCTCTCCAACAGGCGTTTCGGCAACGGGTCAGGTTGGTCAGGCAACGACCACGGGAACTTCTGTCGTCCCAACCACGGGGCTTGAAGCCACCGGAGCCGTTGGATCGGTTACGGTCGATGCGGCGGGAGATGTTTCAGTTACTGGCGTGTCTGCCACCGGAGCCGTTGGTTCAGTCACCGTTGACGAAAACGAAGTTGTAAATGTTACGGGCGTTGCTGCCACGGGCTCCGTAGGCTCTGTTACTGTCGATAATGTCACAACGGTAGATGTTACGGGTGTTGCGGCTACGGGTGCCGTTGGTTCTGCTACTGTAGTGGCGCAAGCTACAACTCCGGTTACTGGATTGCAGGCAACTGGGTCGGTAGGATCTATTGAGGTCGTAACGGGATCCATCACTAATGTTACGGGCGTTGCTGCCACGGGTGCAGTTGGCGCAGCCACCGTTGATTTATCGCTAGATGTAGACGTTACGGGCGTTGCGGCGACAGGAGCGGTTGGGGATGTAACTGTCACGGGCGTTACATCTGTTCCGGTAACGGGGGTCGAAGCTACAGGCTCAGTTGGTTCGGTAACTGTAGACCTTGTTACGGAGGTTCCGGTAACAGGGGTAAGCGCCACTGGACAAGTAGGTCAGATCGCTGACTTTATTATTGGATGCACCGTATTCCCAACAGGCGTTTCGGCCTCTGGGGAAATAACTCCAGTGTTAGTTTGGGGAAGGATTGCTCCAAATCAAAATCCGAGCTATACTGAAACAATACCATCTTCCACCCCATCTTGGAGCGACGAAACACCGTCTCAGACTCCAAACTGGGATGACATAGCAGCATAGGACAATTAAATGCCTAGTACATATACTTTAAACAACGGTATTGAGATTATCGCCACAGGCGAACAATCCGGTACATGGGGTGACACTACCAATACAAACTTGAGTCTGATCGATACCGCATTGGACGGTCAGGTTTCGATAACTCTGGCTGCAACGGGATCGTCAGGTTCTCCAAACGGCTTGCCTATTACAGACGGCGCAGCGTCCAACGGGCGTAATCGCTTGGTTATTTTTGGCGATGGTGGAGACTTGGGAGGCACGGCGTATGTGCAGCTTACCCCAAGCGATTCCGAAAAAATTGTTTATGTGCGCAATAACCTATCGGGTTCGCGCAGCATCTTGTTGTTTCAGGGTACATACAACGCTTCAAATGATTACGAAGTTCCTGCGGGTAAAACTGCGGTTGTGTTTTTTAACGGGTCTGGATCAGGATCGGTTGCGGCAAACGTATTTAACAACGCTCACTTTGACGCCTTAAATGTTGTGGGTGCCGCAGCGATAGGCACCACTTTGACTGTGGGAACAAGCGTAAACATTGCTAGTTCGACCACCGTCAACGGTGTTTTAGATGAAGACAACATGTCTTCCAACAGTGCTACAAAGCTGGCTACGCAACAGTCGATCAAGGCGTATGTAGATAGTCAAGTAACGGCCCAAGATTTGGATATCGCGGGTGATGGTGGAACGGGGTCTGTTGATTTAGACAGTCAGACGTTCACGGTTGCGGGCACCACTAATGAAATTGAAACTGCGGCTTCGGGCCAGACCATTACGGTGGGTCTTCCCAATGCGGTGACAATCTCGACATTAACCGCGTCAACTGTTGATATTAACGGTGGTGCGATTGACGGCACTAATATTGGGGCATCTTCCGCCGGGACGGGGGCATTTACGAGCCTAACCGCTAATGGTGGTGGATCGTTGACAGGAACGTGGTCCAACTTAGGCACTGTAACGACAGTTGATATTAACGGCGGCACCATAGACGGCTCTGTGATTGGCGGCGCTTCGTCTGCGGCGGGTACGTTTACAACGCTTGTTGCGGATACGAGCTTGAATATTGCGGGTGACGGGGCAACTGTTACGGGTATTAAAGACGAAGACAACATGGCGTCTAACAGCGCCACAAAGTTGGCTACGCAACAATCTATTAAGGCTTATGTTGATTCTCAGGTCACGGCGCAAGATTTAGATTTCCAAGGGGATAGCGGCACAGGTTCGATTGATCTGGACAGTCAGACTCTTGATATTAGCGGCACTGCAAACCAGATCGTAACGTCTGCATCTGGTCAAACTCTTACAGTTAGCTTGCCTTCAACGGTTGCTACGACTACCGCAGATTTAACCAACATTGAGGTCACGAACATCAAGGCCAAAGACGGTACTGCGGCGGGTTCGATTGCCAACAGCACTGGGGTTGTGACGTTTAGTTCAGCGGTTTTGACTACTGCGGATATCAACGGCGGCACTGTGGATGGCGCGGTTATTGGTGGGTCAACAGCGGCGGCGGGTACATTCACAAGTTTGAACGCTACGGGCGGCGGTTCTTTAACTGGAACGTGGTCGAACTTAGGCACCGTCACTACGATTGATATTAATGGCGGTTCAATAGATGGTACTGTGATTGGAGCCAACAGCGCGGCGGCGGGCACATTTACAAACATTACCGCTACGGGCGGAAGCATTACGGGTATTACTGATCTTGCGGTTGCGGATGGTGGTACAGGCGCTTCTACTGCGGCGGCGGCACGAACAAATCTTGATGTAGACCAAGCTGGCACTGCGCTAGCGTTGGCTATCGCACTTGGATAAAGGATTGCTTAGATGGCAAACATATTTAAAAACTATACGTCTACTTCGGTAGGAACTGGAGCGACTACTGTTTACACGGTTCCGTCCTCAACAACGGCGGTAACGATTGGGTTGACGGTGGCTAACCGGACTTCGGCTCAGATTCTAATAGATGTCCAGTGCGCGGGAGCTTATGTTGTTAAGGACGCGCCGATTCCTACGGGCAGCGGCTTATCGGTTTTGGATGGCAAAATAATCCTAGAGACAACGGATACTGTTGTGGTAACATCTGACACAGCATCTTCTGCGGATGTGATCTTGAGCGTACTGGAGCAAACCTAATGGCGGGTTATGTTGGAACCAAGGCGGTTTTATTAAGCACCACGGCTGCGAATGTTGGCGGTGATGCTGACATTGGCGGTGCGCTGGATGTAGGTGGTGCGCTCACCTCGCAAGGCATTGATGACAACGCCACAAGCACTGCGATGACACTGGATGCGAGCGGCAATGTTGGCATTGGGACGAGTTCGCCAACGTCTATTAGTGGATACACTGGCCAGACATTAAATAACGCCACTAATGGTGGTTTTATTGACTTACAGAATAATGGAACAACGGCGCTTCGCTTCCTTACAAACGGTAGCGTAAATAATATTGAAACACGCACGGCAACCCCTATCGTGTTTTTGATTAATTCCACAGAACGTATGCGCCTCGATGCGAGCGGTAACTTGCTGGTGGGTACTACGACAACCACTTTTAGCGATGAAGGAATTCGTCTATACAACTATGGTTCTATTGAGGGTGTGCGGTCGTCTCAGCCAATAATGTATCTAAACCGCACAACAACTGATGGTGATATTGCGGTGTTTAGCAAAGACGGCACCGCTGTGGGGAGTATTGGGGCGCTTGCAGCTAACTTGCACATTCAAGGCACTACCTCTGGTCTTTCTTTTCAAGGTAATAATGTAATATGTCCCGTTAGAAATGGAGCTAGAGCCGATAATATTATTGATTTGGGTGACAGTTCAAGACGCTTCGATGACATATACGCCACCAACGGCACTATCCAAACATCTGACCGCAACGAGAAGCAGGACATTGCAGAGCTTACAGACGCAGAGCAACGTGTAGCTGTAGCGGCCAAAGGCTTGATGCGTAAGTTCCGTTGGCGTGATGCAGTAGAAGCTAAGGGTGACGATGCCAGAACACACTTCGGTATTATTGCACAGGATCTACAAGCAGCATTTGCGGCTGAAGGGTTAGACGCTGGTGACTACGCCATGTTTATCTCTACAACTTGGTGGGAGCATGACGTTGAGGTGCCAGCGGTAGAAGCTGTGGCAGAGGTGCTTGACGAAGAGGGCAACGTAGTCACTGAGGCTGTAGAAGCCGTTGATGCCTACACCCGCACAGACACATATGACACACAAGAAGAAGCGCCAGAAGGCGCTACAGAGCGCACTAGGCTTGGTGTTCGATACAGCGAGCTGCTGGCGTTCATTATAGGAGCTTTATAATGTCTGGTTATATTGGCACAATCCCGGCCCCACAGTCCACGCAGACGCGTCAGACTTTTGTGGCGACTTCGGGACAGACCACATTTACCACGATTGGATTTGTGGATAAGTTTTTAGATGTGTTTCTAAACGGCGTGAAGCTAGTTTATGGCACTGATTTCACCACATCTGGAGGCAATCAAATTGTTTTGACCTCTGGCGCTTCAACAAGCGACACGTTGGATGTGGTTTTGTATACAGCGGACGCAGATACGATTAGCAATGGTGGTCGTTATAAAGGCGAGCGCGGCACGATTGGTGCTTCTGCGGCTGCGGGTGATATTTTCAGGGCGCACGAGCAGACCTTGAATACAAATGTAACGATTGACGCGACAGAGAACGCTGTAGCTGTTGGCCCATTGGCCGTGGCATCTGGCGTTACTATCACCGTCACATCAGGGGGGAACTTGAGCATTGTCTGATATTAGAGCAAATACGATTAGTGATGCGGCTGGTACTGGGCCGATTGCGCTGACGAAGCAGAGTGCTGCTAAGGCTTGGTCGAGAGTAACCTACTCTGGCAGCACACCCTCCCTTGGCTCCAGTAGCTTAAATTTTAGTAGTATTGCTGATACGGAAACGGGTGGGTGGACTGTTAATTTCACTAACAGCATGGCTAATACCGACTACACAGTCTCTGGTGTTGCTACTAACGATAGAGTCGGTTTGTTAGCTTCTGATATAAATGCTGCATACACTACAACCCAAAAGAAAATGCAGATACAAGATTCTAGAAACGCAACTCAGTATGATTGGGACAGTACTATCACAGTTCACGGAGACCTAGCATGAGTACGATAACGGTTACAAACATCCAAGCCACGGGTGAAACAGCTAGTCGTGCGGTGTCAGGGGTTGCTGCGGCTTGGGTGAATGCTAACTCTTCATTTGTTGTGCAAGATAGTTACGGCATTGCATCCATAACGGACAATGCTACGGGGAAACTGTCGCTTAACTTTTCTAGTAGCATGGCTAATGCGAGCTATAGTGTTTCAGGTTCTGGAAAAGGTAGCAGTGCTTTTGCTAACTTCAATCGAGTAATTGGAACTGACGGGGGTACAACTAGCCTTGCGAACTTACTTATAACAGATTTAAACACCCCATCTTTTTCTGACCGTGATTTTTCAGCATCAATCCACGGAGACTTAGCATGAGTACACTAAACGTTTCCAACATCACCGATGGCACCGATACGGTCGGCACCAGCTATGTGGTTAATGGGTCTGCGAAGGCTTACGTTAATTTTAATGGTACTGGGACTATTGCTGTAAGGGATAGTTTTAATGTGGCAAGTCTTACGGACCTTGGCAACGGCAGTCACGATGTGAATTTATCTTCGTCCTTTTCTGCTGCTGACTACGCCGTGTCTGGTTCTACTGGTGGAACAAACCAGAGTAATCACTTTAATGGCGGCACAAATGTTAGAGCGAGCGCATTTAACGCAAGGGTTCTGGTGGCAAACGTGTCAACAAATGACGATGCCCAAGTTCACGCAATGGCAGTAGGAGACCTAGCATGACCCACGGACACCTCTGGGATCGTCTAGCTGAAGCTAAGTCACGCCTTGCACCAGTGCAGTCTAAGTATCGTGTGCTGTTTGAAGACCCTGCCACACCAGACGAACCAGCGAAGGTACTTGTGCCTGACCCTAACTTCATGGCTGCGGCTCTTGCTGGCAACATCCTGCCGTCCATTGACACCTATCAGCGTGATCGTCTGGTGCCAGATGGACAGCCAAAGGAACACCCATATGCGGAGCCTATCGGCGCTATGAGCGAAGAAGAGGCGGTTGAGTATCTGGTGATGAAAGATATAGACCCCGCCGTGTGGCGGGATTACAATGGAAACCGGACGATTATGAAAATTGTCCCTGTGGAGATGATCCCTTCGGACCGCTCCTTTAGAAATGCATGGAGAATTGCACAATGACAACTTACATCAATATTAACGGAGATGTTCGTGAGGCGTCTTCTCTCACCGTTCCAGCGGATCGTACTTTTCGCGGAGCGTGGTCCTTTAACGGCGATGCTGTTGAGGTAGATATGACTGCGGCCAAGGTTATTCACAAGGACAACTTGCGGGCGGAACGTGCGCCACGCTTGGCTGACTTGGATGTGGCCTATATGAAGGCATTGGAGGCGGGATCTGGCGCAGATGCTATTGCTGCACAGAAAACAACGCTGCGTGACATTACTGCGGATGCTCGCATTGATGCTGCGGCAAACCCTGATGCGCTGAAGGCATTGGATCTGGCTACCCTGTTGGGAGAATAAAATGAGCAAGGCAAGGCAACTAGCCGACTTAGGTAATCAGGTTGATGATGGGGCTATCACTGGCACCAACATGATTATTAATGGTGCTATGCAGGTTTCTCAGAGAAGCACCTCGGAGTCTGTTAGCACTTCAGACGGATACAAGACTTTAGATCGTTTTCAGTACAATGAAATGGGTAGTTACGCGGGTGTCCATACCATGTCGCAAGACACAACGGGGCCATCGGGGTTTACTAATTCTTTAAAGTTTTTAACGACAACAGCCGATAGTTCTTTGTCTGGAACTGACGGGTTTTCTTTAAGATACAGAGTAGAAGCTCAAGACCTACAAAGATTAGGTTATGGCACTTCTGATGCAAAGTCATGCACTCTTAGCTTTTATGTAAAGTCCAACGTAACTGGAACTTACACAATTAATATTCAACAGTCTGATGCAACTAAAATGCTAGGAGTTTCTTATACTGTTGATGCAGCTAATACTTGGGAACTTAAAACTCTTACTTTTGTAGGTAACACAAGTGATGTCATAAACAATGACACGGGTATTGGAATGCAGATTCAATGGGGTCTAGCTACTGGTCCTGATTGGACGTCTGGAACATTACGGTCAACTTGGACTACTACCTCTAATGGTGACTATCATGCAGGACAAACGGCTAATGTTGGTTCCGCAGTAAATAACTACTGGCAAATCACAGGCGTCTGCCTGAACGTTGGTGACAGCGCTATCGACTTCCCGCATGAAAGTTACGGGGATACATTGGCGAAGTGCCAGAGGTATTATTCTTACTTAGGCGGAACATCGTATGAGGGTATTTCTACTGGGATGAAGTTTTCAGGCAATGGCTCTGTTCACGGCATTCAATACCCAGTCACTATGAGGTCGCCACCGAGCATTGCAATTAGCAATTTGATTGTAACGGACCGAACAATATACGACTTAGATATAACTAATATATCGACCGTGCAGGGGCTTAGCACTACGTATCTTAGGACTTCGTGGGTTACATCTTGGGGAGCGAACGGTGATGCAGTTCTCATCGCTGTTAAGAACGGGACTACTGGCCGAATAACCTTTGATGCGGAGCTATAATCATGGATAATATGAACATCACAGCCGCACAGTATCAAGCTGACCCAATGTCAGGGACTAACTCTAGCATCAAAGCCACCATCGACGGCACTGAGATGTCAGTTCCCCTTGACTTAGCCAATCGCCACTACTTTGAAATCATGCGGCAGGTTGAGGCTGGCACACTAACGATTGCCCCTGCTGACACTTAGGCAAAAATGCGGTATGGGTAAGACTGTATAACAAGGAAAGCAACGTGGATGCCTTTGACCAAACTGCAATTCCGACCGGGAATAAATCGTGAAACCACCTCATACTCCAATGAGGGGGGCTGGTTTGACATGGATAAGGTCCGGTTTCGGTTTGGTTTTCCGGAGAAAATAGGCGGCTGGGAAAAGAGTTCTGGAACTTATTTCTTAGGGTCTTGCCGCGCATTGCACCCGTGGGTCGCGCTTCAAGGTGAGAAATACTTGGGCGTTGGAACGCACCTAAAGTATTACATAAACGAAGGCGGCGGGTATAACGACATTACGCCCATTCGCTTAACGACCGCAGCGGGAGCCGTTACGTTTTCGGCTAGTGCCACGACCCTTGCTTCTAATGTATCCATTGGTGATACATCAATCACGCTTACCAGCGGTTCTGGTTTTCCCGACACAGGCGTTATTAAAATCAACAGCGAGGTTATTCGTTACGCGTTTCTTTCTGGCGCTACGTTATCGGGCTTAGAGCGCGGTTTTGACAGCACCACCGAGGCGTCTCATACAGCGGGGAATAACGTGACCTGTTCCACATTGCGGGTTACAGATACGGATCACGGTGCGGACGATAATGATTTTGTTTCGTTTTCTGGATGCTCTACTCTTGGAGATCAAGTTACTGCGGATGTTTTAAACCAAGAGTATCAAATCAGTCACAAGGTTTCTGATGATGAATACTTAATAGAGGCGCGAGCCGTGGCCTCTATGCAGAACATCACCACAACAACGGGTTACACGCCGACTTATGTCTTCGCCACGGCTTCGGATAGCGCAAGCGGTGGAGCCAGTGTTGTAGGGGCCTATCAAGTAAACACTGGTTTAGACACCACGATTGTCGGAACAGGTTGGGGCGCGGGATCTTGGGCTCGTGGAGCGTGGGGCAGTGGCTCTAGTTTGTTGGCTTCTGGTCAAACGCTTCGTATTTGGAGCCATGATAACTTTGGCGAAGACTTGTTGTTTAACGTTCGTGATGGTGGCATTTATTACTGGGACAAAAGCACAAATTCTTCTTCTCCGTTTAATCGGGGGGTAGAGCTTTCGTCGTTGGCAGGAGCTAATACAACGCCCACGATTGCCAAACAGGTCATGGTTTCTGACCGGGATCGGCACATTATAGCGTTTGGTTGTGACAGCCAGACTAATCCGGGGGTGCAGGATCCATTGCTTATTCGGTTCTCGGATCAAGAATCTCTAACCGATTGGGCTGCGACGGCTACGAATACAGCGGGTGACTTGCGCCTTGGTTCTGGGTCCGAGATTGTAACTGCGGTAGAAACGCGCCAGCAAATTCTGGTGTTTACTGACATTTCTATTCACGCGATGCAGTTCTTGGGACCGCCGTTTACGTTTGGAATTAATTTAATTTCTGAAAACATTTCGATTGCGGGTCCGTTGGCTGCGGTTGCAGTTGAGGACAGTGTGTTTTGGATGGGTTCTGAAGAGTTTTATGTGTATGGCGGTACGGTACAGCAGTTGCCTTGCTCTGTTCGTGAGTACGTCTTCAACGACATAAACATAGGGCAGCTTGAAAAGGTAACTGCGGGAACGAACATTTCGTTTTCTGAGGTGTGGTGGAATTACCCTTCTGCCTCTAGTTCAGAGAATGATCGTTATGTTGTTTACAACTACCAGCAACAGATTTGGTACTACGGAACATTGGAACGCACGTTCTGGTTGGATCGTGGGGTTGAGACATTCCCTGTTGCTGCGGGCACGGATCACGCATTGTATTACCATGAGCTTGGTTTGGATGACGGAAGTCAGTCCCCTGCCACAGGCATTTCGGCGTTTATTGAGTCGAGTCAGATGGACATCGGAGACGGAGAACAGTTTACATTCTTACGTCGTTTGATTCCGGATATGACGTTTAGGGACAGCACCAACGACACGCCGCAAGCTACGATGACGCTCAAAGCTAGGAATTATCCGGGCGGAGAATATTTGCAAACAAACAGTAAGACGGTGGAAAAGACGGCGTCTGTTCCAGTTGAGCAGTTTACCAATCAGGTAAATGTTCGCCTACGGGGTCGTTCGTTTGCATTTAAGATTGAGAGTTCTGACACGGGTGTGTCATGGCGGTTAGGTTCTCCAAGGGTGGAGATCCAACCTGACGGGATGCGGTAATGTCTCGTAATCTTGTTCTTCCATTTTTTCCGATTGCTCCCGCGCAATACGATCCGCAGTACCTTGCCGAGGTGGTGCGTTCGTTTGCGATTTACTTGGAGCAGATGCAAAACCCCGGCGAGGGTCGGAATACTTTTTCTGTGTTTACAAATCTTCAAACAGACGACAGTGGTTTGGAGCCGGGGGCTATCTTTAACCACGATGGTTATGTTAGAGTGCCCGTAGCTCATTCGCCTTATGTTCGTGGGTCACAGGCCACGGGCAGCGTCGGAACAGTAACGGTGACAACATGACTGTAATTACAATGCCAGACGGCTCCCGCTGGAAACCCTCTTCAAGTTCTGATACAGTGCATTGTGTCAACTGTAGCAATGCCGTTGATACGCCAGAAGAGATCGCAAGCTACCCCGACGGGAACTGCCCCGATTGCGGCGAGGCTTGGACAGGCGCAGAAAATCGAAGCACAACAATTACAGTAACTGCGCCAGAGGCGATTAGAGGCGAAGCATGAATCTTGGAGCGGTACTTGGTGGACTTGGCGGACTTCTTATTCCGGGCGGCGGTGCATTAACCGCGGCCCTTGGTGCCGGTGGCATGAGTTTATTAACCGGATCCGACCCTAAGAACGC